TTTCAATTCGGCATTACGATATTATTACGATATTATATTAAATAATTTCCAGCTTTTCCATCAAAGCTTCCGGTATGTCAATACCAAGTTCATCCAATACTTCGGCTGCTTTTACATATTTTCCTTCTACACCAGGTTTACCAACAACTACGTAATTGGTGTCTCCATCGCGCAACATGAAGAATTCTACTTCATCGCCTTCTTTAATCATTAGGCGGTCGCGCATACTTTTAGGAATACTAACCCTTCCTAAACTATCTACTTTTCTTGTGGTGTTTTCTTTAATTAACTCCATTTTGTTTAAATCCTTCCTGAGCGCATAACTCAAAGCGCTTACAATATATATTACATTCACCATCATATTTACATGGCATTAAATTACAAAAAATATCCCATATTTGGTTTGGTCCAAAAGTATCGTCATCGCGTAATCGCGCAAATTCCTGGGCATATTCATAACCATAATATCCCATTAACCAAATTAATTCCCATACATATTCAATTTTACGATAAAGCCCACGTTGTTCACGCCAATAGCACAATTGTTCAATCTCTTCATCAGTTTCGCCACCGATGCTGATGAATGTAGAGCCATCATCCAGCACTTTAGTATCTATTCGCCGCAATTTTTCAATTTCTTCCCAAGGGTTTGCAATATCATTATTTCGCGCGTATTCTTCCCACGCCGAATCGGCTTCCAATATTGCTGACTCTATTGGTCCTATTTTAAATATTTCATTACTCATCTTTATCGTCGTCATCCTTATCGTATTCATCTAAAATATGCCGAAACAAATCTATTACTTCTTCTGGAAGGTCTTCAATGGTTACTTCTACTTGATCTTCTTCACGATCTAACCAATCGGTAGGCATTACCCAATTCAGTAGCCGCAAATAATAAGAAGTAAGTTCCATAATTGGCGTGCCGATGATAATTATTATACAGGCTAAAAAGTATCTTGCGGTTCCTAATTTGTCTAATTGCGGTTGATACATGAAGTAATAGCAAACTGCGTTAAATGCCCACCAAACTGTTAATATAATTTTCCAAAGCAATAATTACCACTTCCTTACTATTTCTAATAATATTATATCACAAAAAATTGTAAAAGTCAAATGCGCGACCACTATGTGCTTGGGCAGATTTGGATAATCCATCTATAATAAAAATTTTATCTAAATGGATTTGACAAAGAAAAATTTTTTTGCTATAATGTATATGAGATGGAGGTTGATGTTATTGATCAAACTAGATTATACGATTGAGTCTCCAGAAGAAAGAAATGAATTAGTCAAGAAAATTATAGAAGAAAATCCTAATTTGAATGAAAAGTATTTAGAAGTATTAGCTGATTATTTAATTCTTTGTATGGAGAAACAAGAACGTAAAGAACGAAAAATTCTTACTGAAAATCGTTTAACTACTGTCAATAAAAGAGAAACTTCTTTTGAAGGTCTAGTCTCTCAATTTGAGAATGGCGAGGATGGTATATATAATTTAATAACAAATGATAAGAATACAATATTTTAGCATAAAGTAACAATTACAAAAAAAGATTTAGAAGAAATTCCTTTATTACAACAATTACGCGAAGCCATTCAAATGTGGGAAGAAAAACTAAAAACTACCACAGGACGTGACGCATACATAATCAAATCAACTTTGATTGAATTACGAAAAGATTAGTATGTACTTAAAAATGCATATAGACGTCCGATAGCTCTTAGTAAAATAACGCATACCAAAACTGTTATTCCTTTGAATGATGAAGCTTATGTTGATGATGAAGGAATTATTGTTTATTCTGGTGTTAGTCTTATGAACCCAATAGTATGCTCTACTATACTATGTAATTATTCACGATTAAAACAAGATAGTTGGGAAGATTTTGAAGGCGATACTTGGTATTTAATATATGACTTTGAATGTACTTGTGATAAAGCTTTAAAGAATTATCCAATATATTAGCGTATAGTAGAAATGAAAATAGACGGTGTGCCGAATTTAGATATTTAGATGGCCCTTCAACAAGAATTTGGTATTAAACATAGCATAGAATATATTTCTAGTTTATGGCGTAAAAAGATACCTTCTCTAATTGCTTCATAGGCTGAAGATGATTTCTTAAATTGGTATTATACCGTTGAAGAAAAAGGGCATTACAAACGTTGCAGTCGTTGCGGTGAAATTAAATTGGCGCATAATAAATATTTCAGCAAGAATAAAACAAGTCGCGATGGCTTTTATAGCATTTGTAAATGTTGCCGCAACAAGAAGAAATGACCTTGGGCAAAACCTGTTAATCCATTTAAAAGAAAATTTTTAGGTCATTGAGGAGGCAATACTATGGCTGTAAAACAACAATATTACTGTGAAAAATGTAATCGTACTAAAAATGAAGATAATTTTTATTTATCTAATAATCGTGAAAAATATCCAGAAGGTAGATTACATTAGTGTAAAGAATGCACAACAATGCATGTAGATAATTGGGACCCAGACACTTTTTTATGGATACTTCAAGAATGTGATGTTCCATATATTCCAGATGAATGGAATAAATTAATGGCTACTTATGCTAAAGACCGTTCATCTGTTACTGGTATGACAATTATCGGTAGATATCTTTCCAAGATGAAACTAAAACAATTTAAAGATTATCGTTGGAAAGATACATAGTTCTTACAAGAACTAGCAAATAATAAGATGGAATAGACTATGAAGCGTCAAGGTTATGATGCTCAACAAATTACAACAGCTATTGAAAAAGCAAGCTTTGTAGTTCCAGAAGAAGAATTAGCTATTCCAGTTTATAACGATGAACCCGAATAGCCCGATTATTTTGACCAGGTAAATGGCATAGATGATAATTCGATGGCAGATGAATTAACCGATGAAGATAAATTGTATCTCCGTATTAAGTGGGGTAAGGCTTATAAGCCTGATGAATGGGTTCAGTTAGAAAAACTTTATAATGAAATGTGTGAATCATATGACATTCAATCCGCTGGTCATATTGACACATTAAAAATGATTTGTAAGACTTCATTAAAATCTAATCAATTACTTGATATGGGCGATGTTGATGGTGCTCAAAAGATGGTAAAAATGTATGATATGCTGATGAAGTCTGGTAAATTCACTGCTGCTCAAAACAAAGCAGAAAAAGGTGAATTTGTAGATTCAGTATCTGAACTTGTTGCTATGTGTGAAAAAGAAGGCTTTATTCCACGATTTTATATTGATAAGCCTAATGATAAAGTAGATAGATGCCTACAAGATTTCCAAAAGTATACACGCACATTGGTAACTGAAGAAATGAACCTTGGCAACTTAATTGAACAAGCTGTAAAACAAATTCAAATAGATAAAGAAAAAGAAGCATTGCGCGATGCTGACGCAGCTGGCGATGATGACGCGTTTGAAGCTGAACTATTTGATGAAGATAATAAGGCTTTTCTAAATGATGAAGATTTTGTACAATTACGCGAATATATAGAAGATGGCGCTCAAGATGACGAAGAATTTTTAGAATCTTTAATTAATGATGAGGATATGTTGTAATGGCCCTACAAGACCTATTAGAATTATCTAACAAACAACGTAAAATCGGTTTATCTGAAGAACGATTAAAACCTATTATTCCTGCTCTTCGTCAATATATAGCATTCTGGCGTGAATACCCTGACCTATTTATTGATTTTCTTTAGACGGGTGAAAGTGGTGAAATACCAGAAGATGGTTTACACTTCTATTTTTATTAGCGTGTCTTCCTGCGCGCGGCCATGCGATATAAATATGTATATATGGTGTTTCCGCGTGCGTATTCAAAATCTTTCTTATCAGTATTAGTTTTAATGATACGCTGTATTCTTTATCCTCGCGCAAAGTTATTTGTAACTTCTGGCGGTAAGGAACAAGCAGCTGGTATTATAAAAGAAAAAGTAGATGAACTATGTAATTTAGTCCCTGCACTTGACCATGAATTAGACCATCGACCTGGTAAGACCAGAATAAGTAAAGATTATTGTATTTACATGTTCAAGAATGGTTCTTATTTTGATAACATTGCCGCAAGAGAAACCTCACGTGGTAAACGTCGTCATGGTGGACTTGTAGAAGAATGTGTTGGTGTAGATGGTCAAATCTTATCAGAAGTTATTATTCCTACAATGAACGTATCTCGTTTGTGTATGGACGGTACAATGCAACCAGAAGAAACGTTAAACAAATCGCAAATTTTTGTTACTACGGCTGGTTGGAAAGGTACATTTGCCTATGATAAATTAATTCAATTCTTAGTATGGATGATTACTGAACCGGATAAAGCACTTATCCTTGGTGGCACTTGGCGAATACCTGTATTGGTAAAATTACTTGACCGAACTTTCTTGCAAGACTTACAACGAGATGGTACTTATAATGAAGCATCATTTGATCGTGAATATGAAAGCAAGTGGTCGGGAACTGCGGAAAATGCTTTCTTTAATGGTGAAATCTTTGATAAAAACCGTGTGCTTAATTAGCCGGAATACGAACACTCTGGTCGGTCTTCGATACGCAGCTATTATATTCTTTCTGTAGACGTTGGTAGAAAAGGCTGCGATTCTGTAGTATGTGTATTCAAAGTAACGCCACAAAGTGCTGGTCCCGCCATCAAAACTTTAGTCAATATCTATACAATGAATGATTAGCATTTTGAAGATTAGGCAGTAAAGCTAAAAAGATTATATTATAAATATAAAGCACGTCGTATTGTAATAGACGCAAACGGTCTTGGTCTTGGTTTAATTGATTATATGGTTAAGCCACAATCTGACCCATTGACCGGTGCTGACTATCCAGACTTTGGTGTGTATGGCGGTACGCAAGAAGATGCGGCTGATGAATATAAAAAATTCCGCACTACTGAAACCGAAGAAGGTGCTATGTATTTAATGAAAGCTAATGCGCCAATCAACACTGAGGCTCACGCAAATGCATAGACTCAAATGAATGCGGGAAAGGTCAAAATGCTTATTGATGAACGTGTGGCAAAAACAAAATTGCTTGGAACCAAAGCTGGATAGAAAATGACCCCTGAAAAAAGGGCAGAATACTTAAAACCATTTAATCTAACTTCCATATTAAAAGAAGAAATGATGAATTTGCGTGAAGAAAATGAAGGCTTAAACATCATTTTGAAACAAGCGAATAAAAGTATAAGAAAAGATAAATTTTCGGCATTTGAATATGGTTTATACTATATAAAGCAAGAAGAAGAAAATAAAAAGCGTAAGAAAAAATTTAACGCGAAAGATTGGAAGTTTTATAATTGAAAGCAAGTAGAGGAGAAATTAAAATACACGAAATTTTAGAAGAAGCTGGATTTAAATTTGCGGAAGAATATATTTTCCCCGAATTACGCAGTTCAAATGGTCGTGCATTACGTTTTGATTTCGTCATATTTGATGATGATGGTCGTATTGATTTTATTATTGAATATCAAGGACGTTAGCACTATGAACCTACTTCTAAATTTGGCGGTAAAAAAGGTTTTTACCAATAGCAATTTAACGATAATAAGAAAAGAAGATTTTGCGCTTTACATGGTTTTAAACTAATTGAAATTCCCTATACGGAAGAAAATTTAATATCTTATGATTATATAATGAAAAAAGCTGGTTATTAAGGAGGTTGAAAAGTGACTAATACGCAGCAAGAAATCCATAAAAAAGGATTTGACCTAGTAAAACCGACTAGTACACCTACTGATAGCTATGCTAAATTAAAAATAGGCGCCAAGCAATATGCTGATGCCTTATTAGATTTACAGTATTATGAAAAGTTAGAACGACGTGGTTTTAGAAATAAAGAATTTATTATTCAAGCTTTAATAGATAATGATGTTCCTACATTACG